TATTTGGTTGCTTTAGACTTGCAGCAAGAATTGCAGAGCTTAAAACAACAGGTATTGAAATAGTTTCTTCAAGGAAACAAGTCAAAAACCAATTTGGCAAAGACGTAATTGTTGCAGTTTACTCATTAAAGGCTTAACCATGAAATACTTACTCATAACACTCTTGGCCCTAGCTGGGTGCTCAACTCCCAAACTAGAAACTCCAACACAATACACTTATACATCTCCCCCAGTTGTGCCAGTCAAAGTTGATCCACAAGCGCAACAAATGTCTAGGTCTGAAGTGGTGTCTGCTACGATCCAATGCGAACAGGATGGTCTCAGAGCAGTTCCAATCATGTCTAAGCGCATAATTTCAGGCATGATGAGCGACATTGTGATCGACATCCAATGTTTACCCAAACGCAACATTTTTGATGTGAAATTCTAATGAACGCAAAAAAAGCAAAAGCACTCAGAAAGTCATTGAAGGAAAACAACATTGACATTTTAGATAACTCCTATTACACCGATTTGAGACAAATTGGAGGACAGATTCAACTCAAAAAAGAATCAGGCCGATCAATGTACCAAATGATAAAGAAGTCAATGTATGACTACGGACAAAAGAATATTCATTCTAAGCCACTCTGAGGCCAGGCAAAGAGCTAAAGACTTTGTTGGAATTGCTCCCGAGGGATGGGTTGTGGAGTTCAAACCTGCAACTCGAACTTTGGAACAAAACGCAAAACTTTGGGCATCTTTGTCTGACATATCAAAACAAGTTGTCTGGCATGGACGCAAGCTAACCTCTGAGGAATGGAAGTTTGTGTTCTCCAGCGCAATTAAAAAACAAGAAGTTGTACCTAATATTGACGGAACTGGGTTTGTAGTTCTTGGTCAATCGACTTCTAAAATGACAAAAGCAGAAATGTCCGAACTTTTAGAATTGATTTTTGCTTTTGGTGCTGAACATAATGTTAAATTTGAGAACCAATATGCCGAGACCTAAAACTGAATTAACTGGATCAAACACTACAATTTATGTGAGATTGACTGCAAAACAAAAAGAAATGTTTAAAGATATTGGAGGCGCAGATTGGCTAAGAAACTATCTTCAGAGACAAATCAGGTCTGAAGAAATTGGTTTAGGTTTACCCACTTTAAAGGATAAATATGATTCAAGTACCGTATAACACAGGTAAAGTAAAGATTGGATGCAAATTTAATCCTGAAATTAATTATTGCAATCCAGATCAAGACTGGATACAAAAATTATTACTTAGTTTTAAAATATGAACTGGGAGGTTAACAAGGCATTCCAGGATGTTGGATTTAGGCAATTTTCCTTGTTTCTGGCCTAACTAGTTAAACAACCAAATGGACTCCCAATGACTAAATGTAAGGTTTGCAGGTCTGAATTTGTAAAAAGAAACATGAGTCACAAGACTTGCAGTCCAGAATGCGCTTTAACCTGGCTACATCAGTCCAAGGCAAAGACAAAAGCAAAGGTTGACAGGTTGGACAGGATAGAGACTAAAAAAGCCTTGGAGAAGCTAAAAACTCGGTCGGATTGGATCAAAGATGTTCAAGTGGTATTTAACCAATACATTAGACTCCGAGACCAATTTGAACCTTGTATATCTTGTTTGAGACACCATCAAGGCCAATATCACGCTGGACACTATCTGAGTACAGGGGCTAGACCAAATTTAAGGTTTGACGAACAAAACGTCCATAAACAATGTCAACCTTGCAATACTCATTTATCAGGAAATTTAATAAATTATCGGATAAACCTTATAAAAAAGATTGGATTGGATGGGGTTTTGCGACTTGAAAACGACTTTGAGCCTAAAAAATACCTTATTGAAGAACTAAAAGAAATTGTCCAAATTTATCAAAAAAAGGTTAAAATGCTAAAAACGGTTGATTGACAACCTAAATTTTGTGATAATCCGATTTATTTAAGGGGATTCCCATGCCAAATTATCAAGGTGTAGCAACGGACGAAGCCAATCTAACGTATCTCAATTTCTTTAATGATGCGTTTTTGCCGATTAAAAGTGTTTACAACACAACGGCTACATTAAGTCCTGCAGCAGTTGGCGCAGCTACAACCGCAGAGCAAACTTTTACTGTACCTGGTGTTTTAGTTGGTGACGTAGTGTTCATTAACAAACCAACCGCACAAGCAGGTCTTGGAATAGTAGGCGCAAGAGTTTCAGCAGCTAATACAGTTGCAATCACATTTGCAAACGTCACAGTAGCATCAATTACCCCAACTGCATCCGAAGTCTATCGGATCGGTGGACACCGTTAACCCCAAGGAGATAAAAATGGCCAAAATGGAAAAAATGGAATATGAGTCAGACGCAGCAAAAGACAAAATGGGAAAGACTGGTTTAAAAGACCCAGGCCACTTACAAGTCGCTGCGAACTACGCAACAGAGTGCAGAGATGGCACAAAGCCTTATATTCGTCCTCCAATGGGGCCAGTAAAAGAGCCAAATCTAACAAACGGAGTTCCAATGCTCCCACAAAAGAATATCAATTCTGGTAACAGATAATGGCAACCAAGGTCGCTAAAAAGGTTGAAGTTCTATCTATGCCAAGCCGAGACATGGCTCAAGAGAAGAAATGGCAAGCTGAGAGCGATCTTAGGACGCTCCAAGCTGCCAGGGAGATTGAGGCAAGTAGGACTAGATTGGCTGCAGCAAAGAGATGCGCTGACGATCAAATGAAGGCTTTATCTCGCATAAAGATGAAAAAATGACAATGGGTAATTCAAAAGCCATTGGTGTTGCTTATTCTGATCAAAACATTCAGGGAGCAGATATTGTTTCTGCTAACAATGTCATTGCGACTGGTCAGATAGGTTATGCTGCAGGGAATTACACGCAAGTCACTCAGTCTAGCGTTAAAACTAATGGTGTAACTTGTAATACTCCATCTGGTTCAATCATTACTGCCAACTCGCAACTCGCTCCAGGGGCGCAAGCGGTATTTACAGTAAGTTGTTCGGCAGTAAGCGCAAAAGATACAGTTATTGCAAGTGTCGCAAGTGGTGGAACACTTGGAGCTTATAACGTATTTATTGCAGCAATTACAAATGGGCAGTTTACTGTTGTGATTAAAAACTCAACAAACAATGCTTATTCAGAGGCAGTCACAATTAATTATGCAATTCTCCACACGCAAGGATAATCATGTTAAAGAAATCAGCCTCAAAGAAAGCATTTAAAGAGAACGTAAAAACAGAAATTAAAGAAAGCCGTCCAGTTAAGCAAGCGGTTGCAATCAGTTACGCTGTTAAGCGAGAGTCTGAAAAAAAGAAAAAGAAATGAAGCACGATAAGCCAATTCCCCACAAGACAGTTGGTAAGGGTAAGACCTATAACCCAACAAATAAGGGCGCAGGGATGACGGCAAAGGGTCGGGCTGAATACAACGAGAAAAACGGATCACACTTAAAACCGCCTGCTCCAAATCCGAAAACAAAGAAAGATGAGGGGCGCAAGGCCAGTTTTTGTGCACGCATGGAAGGTGTTGTAAAAAACGCAAAAGGGCCTGCTGAAAGGGCTAAAGCGTCATTAAAGAACTGGAAGTGCTAATGAAACCTGGACTTTATGCGAATATCCATAAAAAGCAAGAACGGATAAAAAAAGAAAAGGCCGAGGGTAAGCCAGTTGAAAAGATGAGGCCAGTTGGGTCAAAGGGTGCTCCAACTGAAAAGGCATTCAAGGAGTCTGCAAAGACTGCTATGCCTGCAAAACCAAAAAAGAAGAAGTGAGTAGGTCTAACGTCACAATAGACATTGATGACGAAACAAGCGAAGTAACGATTCATATTCTTGGAGAAGGACTAGCTTTACAGGTTGCACACGACTGGGTAACACTTCTTAGGCAACATGGATTTGACGTAGACATTGAACAACAACCGCAAACGATAAACTAAAATGCCCTCAATAGCTGATCTTTACTCTACGATTGACAGTTACAAACGCAGGGCAGCGGACGTTCTCAGCGATCCACAAAACAGTCTTATGCAAATGCTTGGCTATGCCAATGACAGGGCCAGACAATACAACGAATCACTTGCACAAGCATCCAAAGAAAGGGGTTATGGCCCTAAGACGCAAGAATTAGCGCAAGCAATGGCAGAGTCTTACAACCCAGTTGGGATGACTACCTGGCATGGTAGTCCACACACATTCAACAAATTTGACATGAGCAAGATTGGAACTGGTGAAGGGGCGCAGGCCTACGGTCATGGGCTTTATTTAGCTGAAAACCCTGAAGTCGCAAAAGAATATAAAGAGGCTTTATCTACTTATAAAACAACATTAAACGGAGAACCTTTAAATCCATCACATCCATTATTTTCAGAGGGGATGTCAATTGCTGCTAATGGATATAAAAAAGCCTTAAAACAAGCGGAAGACGCTTTAAAAAGTGGCTTTGTAAACCCTGAATATGCACAAAAACAAATTGACAATATTAAATCCCTAAAAGGCGCAAAGATTGAGCAATCAAAACAAGGCAATCTTTACAAAGTAGACCTACCAGACGAACACATAGCAAAAATGCTTGATTATGATAAATCATGGAAACAACAACCTAAAAATGTACAAGATGCAATAAATATAGATAGTTTATTAAAATATTACAACACAGAAGATTTACCAGCATCTCAAGTTTTTTTTCATGCGAATCAAAATATGACTCCTGAAAATTTCTCTAAATTTTTATATAACAAAGGAATTCCAGGAATTAAATATTTAGACGAACAAAGCCGAGCAGCTGGGGAAGGAACTAGGAATTTTGTTATTTTTGACCCAAATCTAGCAAAAATAGAGGAAAGAAACTCAATTCCAATACCTCAAGACCCACACGCACCTAATTACTTAGAAGATGTTCATAAGGCATTAAGTAATAAATTTGAATATCCTAGAGAACAAGCCTTTAAGGTTGCTCAAGAAAATGCTGCATTGCCAGTTTCTGAGGGTGGTTTAGGTTTGCCTAAAGACAACACTCCAGAAATGAGAGCAAAAGCAATGGGTTATGAAACACCTATGTATCATGGAACAAATGAAGACATTGAGGCTTTTAATACAAAAGGGAAAGGAAAAACTGCTGGTGCTGGTGCTTTTTTTACAACAAATCCAACAACGGCAGAAACTTATGTTTCATCTTCAGGTGGTGGGAATATTTTGCCTGTTATGGTTAAGAAGAATGATTTATTAAATGTAAATGCTAGAGGCAAAAATTGGTCTGATATATATACTAATCAATTAGGCGCAAAATCAGGCAAAATTAAATATAGCCCTCAAGAATTAGGATTGGATTTAAATTCAGCAACAACCACAGATGAATTAGGAATGATTGCTGCTGATTTAGGTAAAAAAGGCATTGAAATTAAAAATGTTAAAGATTTAGGCCCTAATAGTCATGTAATGAGAGCTAAAGAATATTTGCTTAATAAGTATGGAATTGTCCCAGATGAAACATGGTCAAATGTAACTGGTAAACAATTTGACGAATCTCAAAAAGCAATGAAAAAGTTTTATGAGTCACAAAAAAGTGATATTGTTGCTTTGCAAGATCCATCAATGATTAGGTCAAAGTTTGCTGCTTTTGATCCAAAACAAATGGGTAATCCAGATTTATTGGCAGGAGTTGTACCTTTAAGTTTGGGTGGAGCAGCCCTTGGAACAAGTAACGATGACGTACATTCTCCTAATTACCTAGAAAACCTCCACAAACAATTAGCTCAAAAACCAATAGACGTAACAGACGTTCATGCACCAAATTACTTAGAAGACATACATAATCAACTGGCAAACCAACAATAAATTTGCAATCTGTCAGAATAGTATTACAATCTGACACTATGAAGAAAACAGTTAAATCACACCCCAACCGAACAGGCAGACCCACTCTTTACAAAGAGCAATATGCCCAAGAACTCATAGATTATTTTAATCAGCCTGCATACTCAGAGAAAACAGTCATTCTCCCAAATGGAGTAGAACGGACTGAAAGATTATCTAATTTATTCCCAACACTAACCCGATTTGCTGCCAGTAGAGGTGTCACAAGAGACACTTTACACGAATGGGCTAACGCAAAAGATGAGAACGAAAGACTTAAACATCCTGAGTTTTCCGACGCATATAAGGTTGCAAGGCAGTTACAAGAGTCTGTTTTAGTTGAAGGTGCTACTGCAGGGGTCTTTAACGCACAGTTTTCAATCTTTACCGCAAAAAACATTTTAGGTTGGAGAGACAAGACCGAACAAGAGATTACAGGTGCAGCAGGTGGGCCACTTCTTATGCAAGTAGCAACCGACAATGACGCTTAAGTACACAAAGAAACAGATTGAGGCCATGAAGTTGATGAGTGGAGACCCCACTTACGTCATGCTATTTGGTGGGTCAAGGTCGGGGAAGACTTTCATCACAATCAGGCAGATAGTAACTAGGGCGATCAAAGCAGGTGGATCAAGGCACACAATTCTCAGGTTTAGGTTTAATCACGTTGTCAACTCGGTGGTTTACGATACATTCCCAAAGGTGATGAAGATTTGCTATCCAACGGTCAATTACAAGTTAGATAAGACGCATTGGTTTGCGAAGCTGGACAATGGATCAGAGATTTGGTTTGG